CGAACTAAAGGAAAAAATCAAAACTCTGGTTAAACAAGTATATAAACCAGAAACTCTATCAATAGATACGAGTGCTGAAATTTCCTTAGATGCTCCTAAGTTTCCAGTATTACAAAAATTTCCCGAACTTAAAGATATTATCGTTAATTTGTTAACAAATCAATATGAAATATTTGTAACAGATATTCAGTGGGTTGCTCCAAAACCAACTACTTTTAGAGTTATACTTGGAAATGGAGAACCTTTTATGTTAACTTATACTCCAAGAAGTTGGATTGCTCAAGTTGAAGGTAAAAAATATTATTTATTAAATTTAAGTGAGGAAGAATCAGCTACTGAAGCCATTGCTAGAATGTTAGCTTATGGAGTAACAGAAGAAAAACCAGGTGGAACAGAAACACCAGAAGAAACTCCCGAAGAAACACCATCAGAAGAAGAAACCCCAGCAGCTTAATTATGAATGAAATAAACTTATTTTTAAAAAAAGTTGGTTATAAATTTCCAAAAGGATTTTGTGACATAAATGATAAACAGGATATATTATTGTTACAATCTTTATTAGAACAACATGGAGTACCTATGTACGAAGTTATTCTAGTAAATGAGGCTGCCTCTGATATTAAAAATGAATTAATTGATGCTGGTTATGCTCCTGAAGATATTATTGTTAAAAGTAGTAAACAAATCCGTTTATTAACTAAAGGTAACGAACGTAAATCCACTATGGATAAATTAGTGGCTGATTTAGGTTATACTTATAATCCTAACTTTAAAGGTTCATCTTTAGGTGCTGTAATTGCTGACGATGGAACTGCTATTATTGTTAAACCAAAAGAAAGACAAGGTGGTTTATCTGCAGGTTTAGATAATGAACAGGCTTTAGTTGATGGAATTAATCAATATGCTTCTGAAGGTCCTATTAGTGTTACTTTTAAAGGAGAAAATAAAACATTAACTTATGCTAATGTAGCTTCAGCTAAATCTGTTGGAACCGATACTGCTGGAGGTAAAAAAGCAGACGTTCAATTATTAGGTGAGGAAGGAAATGTTATAGCTAATATTTCTCTTAAAAAATCAAATGCTGTTATGTGGGAAAGTGCTGATAAAAGATATAAAGATTTAGTTAATAAATTATCTCAAAAATTAATTAGTAATCCATTCCCAACAATTGGTTTAAGAAAAACCGAAAAAGAAGGAATTTATCGTTTATTTAATCCTAAAACAAATACAGATTTAAGCGGAATTATAATTACTGATCTTCCAAACAATGAAAATGAATCAATTGTTTTTGGTACAGATAAACCAAAAACTGTAGTTATTAAACAAACATTTTCACCAAACGATTTTTCATTTTCAGGTTCAACATTAACAATTAAATCAGGAGTTATATTTACAGATTTATCAGATGTTGAAGGTACCGAATACGAACCTATATTAGTATTAAGACATGATGTTACTCGTACAGCAAGTAAAGGTTTAAGACCTATTGTGTATAACAAAAGTCATGGATACAAAGATGGTAATTTAAAAGGTGCTCAATCTGAATTAACATACGCTCAAGCAGTAGCCTAATATTTATAATTATGGATTTAAAGAAATTAATTAGGGAAGTATTAGAAAACAAGGATTGTTGTACTGCAACAAAACCTACTAAAGCACCTATATTAAATGAAGGCATGCAGTCGCGTGTTTTGATGACTGAAAACATGCAATATCATATAGACAATAAAAAACCGCTATATGAAACAACATTACCATATGGTTCTAAAGAATATTTAGACTTATGGGTTGAAGCAAGATACTTGTATTCTCGTGGTGCTTTAAATGTTGAAGGTATTGATAAAGAAAAAATTATCGAAACGGATTTAGGTGAATATGGAATATTTGAAGGGCAATTAGTTCCTTTAGATTTACCTATGCCTGATGATGATATATTAAACGAAGCAGAATACCAAGGACGTAAAGTTCAATTAGGTAAACCAATGCAAGGTGATGTTAAAAAATTCAAAGTATATGTTAAAAACGATAAAGGTAAGGTTGTAAAAGTTAACTTTGGATTTGGTGGTAAATCAGCTAAGGGTAAACGAATGGTAATTAAGGATAAAAATCCTAAAAAACGTGCTGCCTTTAGAGCTAGACATAATTGTAAAAACCCGGGACCACGTTGGAAAGCACGTTATTGGTCTTGTAAAGCTTGGTAATATGATAAATTTATTAGATATATTAAGTGAAGCAGAAGTATTAAAATGCCCTGCACCCACACAAAACATTGAATTAAACCTTCAAAATAGACAGAAGGCAATTAATGAATATGGATATGGACCTTTAAACCCAAATGAACCTAATAATAAGTTTTGGCAGGCTAAAGTTGATATGTGGAAATTAGATTCTGTAGAAGAAGCTAAGAAATCATTATGTGGTAATTGTGCTGCGTTTGATATTACAAAAAAGACTTTAGATTGTATTGCTAAGGGAATAGGTAACGATGAAGGTACAGAAGATCCTTTTGATGTTATTGAAGCTGGTGATTTAGGATACTGTAGATTTTTAAAATTTAAATGTGCTGCTGCTCGAACATGTGATGCTTGGGTTGTTGGTGGTCCTTTAACAGATGATAAAACTTCAATTTAATAAAAAATAATATATTTATAACAAAATCATGAATTATATCTTAACAGAAGAAACATTATTACTTCAAAAAAGAGCAGGTATTATTACTGAATCAGAATATAAAGAAAAACTTAAAGAGGTTGATATTAATTTAGATGATAAAGAACAATCAGTAGTTGATGATGTAAAAGACGAAATGTCTGCTATATTAAAAACTATGGATACTGAATTAGCTAAAGCATCCGAATCTGCTAACGAAGGTCTATTAACTGCAGCTAGTATTGCTATTGCATTACCTGCTATTATGGGATTAGTTGCTAAATTTGGTAAAGCAGCTGGTAACATGGTTAACAAAATTTTAGGTAAAAAACCAACAGATGAAGATGCCTACCAACAATGGATGAATAAATTAGGTCATATTGCTGATGAATTACATCATTTGTATATGGCTCCAATTGAAGCAATTGTTAAGAAATTTATTAAAGATCCTGTTAAAGCTAAAAAAGTATCAAGTGGTATTTTTCACGTAATTGTAGCAACATTCCTGATAGCATCAGGAGCAACAGCAGTTCAAGCTTTACAATCTAAAAACTTATCTTTAGCAACTTTAGAAGGTGCTTTAAGTGCAGTTAAAGGAGGAGAATTAAAACAATTCATCTCAGGATTAGCTGAAGCTTAATTTATAGACGGATTCATAGCCCGTCGACAAAACTTTAAAAAAAAATGACAGCTGTGGCGTCACCAAATTTGGAGACGTCACCTTTTTTTATTATATTAACGTGTTAAACATATGAGCAAGAAAATCGTAATTGTAGGATCAGGGGTAGCAGGTGTAAATGCTGCCACTAAACTAGTAGACAATGGTTACGATGGTAAATTGATTACCATCATTGACATGGGTAAAGACCCTTACAACAGAAAACCTGAGGAAGTAATGACAGGTTTCTTAGGTGCTGGAGGTTGGTCTGATGGTAAATTAACTTATCATACAGCAATTGGAGGACAATTATCTAAGTATGTTGGTGAAGACAAAGCAATGTCTTTGATGGATGAGGTTATTAACAACTTTAAACGTTTTCACCCTAAACCAGAGGAAGTACAATGTTCAAATCCAATTGCTGAACCTGAGTTTATTAAACCACATTTTGGTTTACGATTATTTCCTGTATGGCACGTAGGTACAGATTATCTATCTGAAATTGCTAAAAATTGGTATGATTATTTAGTATCTAAAGGTGTACAATTTCATTGGGAAGCTAAAGTAACATCTATTGTGTTTGGTAAAAATTTAGTATTTGTTAAAGAATTAAATCAATATGTTATTGATAAACAAGGATTTCCTGATTTTGAAATATCTTATGATGAACTTATATTTGCTGTAGGCAAATCAGGTATTGATTTTGCTCAAGAATTACAAGATAGCTATAAACTAGAAACTGAACCTAAATCAGTACAAATTGGAGTTCGATTTGAAGCACCACAAAAACACTTTCAGAAACTTATTGACATTAGTTACGATTTTAAATTGTATCGTAAGTTTGAAGATAAAGGTGTTTCATTACGTTCATTCTGTACTAATAATAATGCTGCTTATGTTGCTGTAGAGGAAACTTATGGAGATCATAGTTACAATGGTCATGCTAAAAAAGATCCTAAATATAAAAATAATATGACTAACTTTGGTATCTTGATGGAAATTAATGGTATTGAAAATCCGTTTGAATGGTCTCGTAATATTGTTAACAAACTTCAATTTGGTGGAACTGGTTTATATTATTCACCTACTCGTCTTCCTTCTACAACATCTGAGGGTGAAAAAGTAACTGCTTTCCCTATTAATAATTTAAAAGGTGTTAAAGAAATTATGGGTGAGTATTGGGATTATATCGAAGATTTTATTACAGATATGAAAACAGTATTCCCAACACTTAAAAATGATTGGGGTGTTTATATTCCGGAAGTAAAATATCTTTCACCTGAACCATTAGTTTATCCAAGCGATTTAGCTTTAGTAGATTATCCAAATGTTCACTTTGTAGGAGATGCTTTATCAGCTCGTGGTATTACAGTATCAGGTGCTCAAGGTATTTTGTCGGTTGAAA